AAACAAAGAACCTCGACGCACAGCAACAAGCTAATACACTTTCATACAACGCCTTGACTCAGGGTATCTTCAAGGATGCGGCAGAAGAAAACGCCCGTCAACAGTTCAACGCAAAGAACGAACTACAGGTCGAACAATTCTTTGCTGAGTTGGGTTCACAGGTTGAAACAGCCAATGCAAATCGGATGGCTGCAATGGAACAGTTCAACGTTGGTGAAGAAAACGCAATGAACCAGTTCAACGCAGCAATGGCTGACAACCGTGAGAAGTTCAACGCCAACATGCAGTTTGCTGTAGATCAATCAAATACACAGTGGCGCAGACAAGTCAACACGGCTAACACTGCTGCCCAGAACGAAGCAAACCGACAAAACGTACAAAACGCCTTTAACGCATCACAAAACGCACTAAATAATCTGTGGCAACAATACAGAGATAACGCAGCTTGGAATTTCCAAAAGGGTGAATCACAGCTTCAGCGACAGCATGAGGTCGGTATCATGGCTATGGAATTTGCCAACAGCGAGAAGCTATACGATAAGCAACAAAAGGATAACTTGGCTGCAGGTATCGGTAACTGGATTGCTGCTTGGATTGCAAGTTAACAGGGAAATAAGCTATGTCTTTTAGTTTAGGTAACATGCTGAGTACGGCATTTGAATTTGGTAAGGATTTGTTGTTTGGTAGTCCGGCAGCGGGACCACCGGGATTGAGTGGTAAGGCAGCAACTAGCGGTCTAATAGGGTCTGGCGGAAACTTGAGTGGCTTCATCAAAAAGGGCGCACAGATGTACTTAAAAGGAACAGGTGCTGGGGACGAAGGGGGATACTTCCAAGCCCCTGAAATCAACATAAGAGAACGCCCCCGCTCTGTACAAGAATTAACTCGTGGTCAAGCTGTTGGTCAAGTTCAACTCAGTGACATTCAGCGCACTTTATATTCTATGCCTGAAGTACAACGGGCTGCACAAATGATGCAAGCATCTAGCAATAGTCACGTCGCAAACCTTCGTGCCGCAACAGGCGTTGAACAGACCATCCGTCAGGGACGCAAGACGCTTGCCACTGAAACGCCCGAACTACGGGAGATAGATGTATAATGAAACTAGATCCGTCACAGGCTCCTCGCGGCAGCATAGAGGCAAAAGATCCCTTTGCAATGGCACCACCGGGATACGGCCTAACCTCAGACAATCAACAGTGGCCGTGGGGACAACCCCCACAGATCGTTGATCCGCAACAGGCTTTGCAAACAGCTATAACTAAGCTAAACCGTAAAAAGAATAAGCGGGAACTGATGAAGCTGTTGATTGTCGGCGCGTCGGTTGAGGTGCTTGTCGAAGGATACATCTTTCAGGCATTTTCTGAAGGTCAGTTCACGCCGGATGTCGGTATGCTGATCAAAGGACCGCTTGCAATGGTTATTTCTGGCATGGCTGAAGAAGAAGGTATCCCCTATCGCCTGTTCGAAAATGACAACGAACTTGAAAAAGACGAAATGGATGATGCAACCTTCTTCCGTATGATGAAGCAGAACAACCCACAAATGTTCTCTATCATCCGTGAAAAGATCAATGCAGACATTCGTAGTGGCTACGTTCCAGAAGAGCCACAAGAAGAAAACTTTATGAACATGAAACCGACTATGGAAGAGGCGGAGTAAGCTATGGGTATTGGCGCAGCGTTTGCTACTGGCCTTGTAAAAGGCTTCACACAAAACATTCAAGAAGAAAAGGCACGTCGGTTAGCCGAACAACAGAAGATTGACGCTTTCGAACAGACCGCTCTCCAGTCGGTTTTGACTGGCAAGGCAACCAAATCTGGTTACGATGCGGTATCTAAGCTTATCAAATCCGCACAACAACAAATCGATGAACGTCCAAATATCGACATATTTGGTCGTGCAACCGACGGAATTGATATAGATTTTGCAAGCTTGCAAGGCACCCTAGAAGATGCCACACAGGACTATGTTATGATTGGTTCTGTGAGATTAGATGTTAATGAAAAGTATTTTGATCCGGCATCTGATGCTCAAGATAAAGCCAACATATCTATGGATTCCTTAAACAACAAGATGGCTACCCCAGCTTTACGGAACGAATTTCTAAGTCAGTTTAAGACAGAAGATGATGTTCGTGCACTAGAAACTATGTATAGAGGACAGCTTGGTCAGTGGATCAGAACCCGTGCTTTCGATCAAGAAGGCAAAAAGATGATAAATATAGATCCGTCAGACAGTTTGCCTATTCATACACCACTATCTGAATTCTTGGGTTGGGGTGTTGATAAGGAGTACGAACTTGCTCGTGAAGCAGCAGCCAGAAAATTAGGTACAGGTTCAACCGACATTCCATCTAACTACGCTTTGCTGCCTGTCGGTTTAGGCGGAAACAAAGGATCTGTAGCTGTACCTTTTGCAGATTTAGGGTTTACTGAGCCAGATCAAATAGCGGGTCTTGAAGGTCTTGCTAAATTTCAAAAGATGGATACGCAAAAATTTCTGTACAACTACGCCGCGCAGTTTGACAATCAAGTAGACTTTATGAAGGGCTTGTCTCATTCGGTTAAGTTGTTTAACTTGAATGCTGCTAACCCAAAAAGCGGGGACGATAACTACAACGTCGGTCAGTATCTGATGTCTCAGCCAGATTTAAAGGATGACGCCCTTGCTCGTGCGTATGCAATGACACCATTTGTTGTTGATCTTAGAAGCCCACAAGAACGCACTATGGCAAAGATAGGTTTTGAAGCGTATAAGTCTCTACCATTCAAAGAAGAGTTCGAAAAGTTAACAGGTCAAAAGTTAGATGCTTTCCAAGAGAGATCAACCAGCCTGTTTAAAGCACGTAAAAATCTTACGGGTCTTCTTGAAAAGATAGATGCAACAGGTTTAAAAGTAGAAGGTGTAGTCGCAAATACATTTCAATCTATATACGGATTCTTTGGTCAGTCTGGTACCATAGACCAAATAAGAAACTTGGTGGTAGGTCGTAACGGCTATACGGACGAAAAGTCTGCTATGAAGATAGATGATTTTATGAAAGAGCAATTAACAGACGTATCTGATGATGTAGCAGCGGCTCGTACTCTTGCATTTATCGCAGCAGGTGATTTGGCACGTGCCGAAGATCCTAGCGGCAGACTTTCTGACCAAGACTTTATACGTAACTATAGAAAGTTAGGTATCAATGCTTCTGGTACGGTAGACAACCAAATTGCAGCTATTAAAACCGTCCTAGATGAAGTTAACATGAAGTACCGCGAAGTAGAGGTCTTAAATCAAATTGTATCTCGTGGTATAGGTGGTAACCTAACTCCGGGAGATCGCAAGCTTTTGCAAGGCGATGCTCGTGCAAAATCCTTTGTTCGACTGTACTATGATTCTGGTGGACAAGTAGAAGAGACACAAGCAGCACCTGTTCTACCTAGCTTCGAATCGGTCACAACAAACACTGATCGTTACGAGCCATACTCTTTGTACGTTGGAAAAGATGGTGGAACAGTGTACAGAGATAAACAGACAAGTGCTTTGATTATCACATCCAATGGTGCCGTTACACAGCAGTTTGCTAAAGGCGATAGCACAAGACAAGCATTCACTAGCGGGGCACTTGTTAGAAACAGTGCTGGTGCTCCCGGCGGTCCAGCCCCTACGGGTGCCCAATCAACTTCATCACCACAACCTGCTCCCGCTACTGGCACAATTGAATACCTAGATGTTGCAGGAAAAGAATCAGGAAACAACCAACAAGGGTACACCTTAGAGGGTTATCCCGGTAAGTACAAGAAGATGACTCGCCCAGACGGAACTCAATACTTTGAACCCATAAAATAAGGTTGACAATGGCTTTAGATTCTACATTACCAGTCGGTTTCCAAGAACCAGTTGAAGCAACACCAACAGACGTTGAGGCAGTTCCATCCCCAGAAGGTGTGACCATACCAACAACGACAGTTGATTTGCCAACGCTTGCAGCCGAAGACATAGCTGCACAACGGGGTACATCCAGATCAGCACAAGATTTGTCCAACGACTTTCGCTCGTTGATGAACAGCAAGTCCTACGAGGAGATTGCTGCTTCTGGTGTTGAAATGATTGGTGATGAGGTGCTTACACCTAGTCGGATTCAGGAAATCAATGCTGACCCCGGTTTGTACAGTGCCCTTGAATACGAATATATCACACAAAAGTCAATCCCAGAACAAGACCCAGCAAAACCTGCTGTGCCGTTTTCTAGCCCAGATTACACAGAAGTCCGGTTACCTGAATGGACAGACGACTACAGCGCAGACTTCAAGTCTATTCTTACTGACGCGGTAAAAAACCGACAGAAGGTAGCTGCCCTAATTTCTGAAACCAACCCAAATCTCACCCGTCGGGGTCAAGACCTAATTCTTTCGCAGTTCAAGACTGGAGATACCCTGACTGAGTTTCTTCGGGCCGGAGAAGATTTGCCGGGGGAACTTTTCAGATTGCCTCTTATTGTAGGTATGGCAAGTAGTGCAGAAGGTGCTTTAAGAGATGCCTTTGTAGGAGCAGTGTTTGACGATAAAGATTTTGATACCACCGTTGTAGAATCTTTTGGTAAACGAATGAGCCAAAAAGGTTGGATGCGAGAATACGACAGACTACTAGACGATACCGTTGTGCTAAATAGTAGCCGTGCATCACTAAAGCGGGAATATAAAAAGAAGTTTATAGCTGAGTACGGCGAAGATGCTTGGCGCGAAGATCATCAAGTTCCTTTGATAGAGGTAGTAGATGGTAAAGCGCAGTACAAGCTAGATGAAAATGGCAACGTTGAGTACAGGGATGTCGATTTGGACGACGCCTCTGCAGACGGTATCTTAGAACTTGCCTACAAAGAATTACCCGCAAGCAGTAAGGCAGCTTTGTTCTTTGCTGAACAAGCCCCATTTACTTTTGTAGGCACTGCTATTGCTGTTTCTCGTTCAACAAAAACAATTAACAACATTCAAGCTGCACGAAAATCCGATACAATAAAATACGCAGATAAAACAGATTATGACGTGTATAAATCGCTTCGCGCTGAGAAAAAAGCAGGTATACTATCACCATTTAAAGGTGCTCTTAACTTCTTTACATTGGGCAACATAAGAGCAAAGGGCCGTATTGAAAAAGGCCAACAGATGACTGCTCATCAAGCCACCATATCTCGCTACGAAGATGACATACTTGAAATAAACAAACGCTTAGAAGATCCAAACTTAAATGATGTTCAACGTATAGAACTTGGAAAACAGCGGAATGTTTTACAGACAAATCTTCGTGGTTATCAATTGCGTAAGGGCACGGGTACAATAAACAGCCCATACATGCGTAGTGTAGCAGCCGACGATGTTTTGATTTCCACTGCAGTCGGTTTAGGTGCAGCCGCACTACCGACAGACTTTACCGCATTTGGTGTAGATGGCGACACAATAGTCGGTATCACAGCCCCTATCTTTGCACCGTCTGTGTCACGTCTTGCAGTTTGGGGTGGCAGTAAAGCAATAAATACAATTACCGACAACACCATAAAGGATGTTGGTTTGATGCTGGAAAATTCAGACTTCCTTCCATTCATCACACAAGGCACCCTTGTAAAAGGTGACGAAGCAAAGATGCGTTCTGTTATGACTGAGATGGGACGTGCCGTAACCGACCAAGATGTAGCAGCCTTTACTCAGCTAAACAGACTGTTCAACCAGATGACGCCTGAGTATAGGGAAAAAGCCTACCAGTCTCTTCTTGACTACAACAAAATGATCAACGGTTTCCGTGACGATATGTTTGCAGTCGGTATGTCAGAGGAAGCAATTGCTGAAGCTTTACCTACATTACACTTGACTGTAGCACAAGCGACAGGTATTGCCCCGCTTCTTGCCTTTCAAAAGACTGCTATTCAAGATTTGAATGCAGCTAATCTTTCCAAAAAGATGCCGGAAATTATGGAAACTATCGGTGCCGAAGAAGCTACCTTAGAAGGCATGACAACAAACCTGAATCTCTTAAAGGACTTGATTCGCAAGAATTCAGGCGTAGATTTAGATTCGAACGTCGGTTTACAGCAGTTGATGAACGACACTGCAGAAAGTATTGCATTCCAGCAGGGAAACCTGAATAAAAAGAAACAGGAGATGTACCTTGCCCTACAAAACTACATCGACAACGTAGGTGTAACAGATGGTATAGATACCGACACTATAGATAAGCTTGTTGAGTTAGAAACTATCTTGGATACTGGGGAAGTTGCTGGTATCATAAGTCGTGGTGATCGTGTAACAAAAGTACACAATCGCATAATTAAGTCTGCAGAAACAGAACTTCAAGCCATACAAGATCTATCATCGGACATGGACGACTTAACATTTAACAAAGAGTTCCGCCGTATTGCCGACATAATGTTCGACGCAGAGTATGGCAGACGTAAAGCCCTTGCGTCTGCTGAATACCGCAAGGTCGATGAAATGGTAGGTGCAGATACTCTAGACATGACAGACGTTATGCGTCGGTTAGTTGATATGACAGAAGACATGAAAGACGAACCTCTGTCTGTAGTATTCGGCGGCATGAAGGGTTTCTTTAGCAAAGCGGGTGGCAAGGATCTTCACAATGCTATGCGTAACATGGCACGTCGTGGCTTACTTGCAGAATTCGGAGAAGATACCATCACGGCTTTGATTACGCAGCGACGTGAAGTAGACGGCTTAGAAAACTTTGGCTACATAGACTTGGCTTTGGAACTGGCTGAAAACAGCACAGAACCCCTGCAGTTCTTTGCGGCTAAACCATCTGAAGTTGAAAATGTCTATAGGTATTTCCGCGACAGAGCCATTACCTTGAACCGACAGTCCAAGAATCCTGCACGTCTAGAGGCGGACATAACTGAAGAATTCAAAGATACTATCAATGAGGTGTACAGCAACTACGATCCTGCAGTACGCAGACAGATTGAAAAGGCACGTCAGACCTATCAAAATAACGTTGGTAACAGGGTTGATAAGGGACGCTATGCACAGGTGGTTCGTGACGGACGCGAACGTAAGAACCCAGCAGATGAAACCCGGCGGTACTATTATCCTGATGAAACCAAAGCCCCAGAAGCACCATTCCTCAAGATTGCAAGCCTCGCTGTAAAAATTATGGATGAAGCTGATCCGGCAGAAAGTTTAGCAGCTATTGCAAAAGAACGTGACCGTATTATGTACCTTCTAGGCGGTACAAAAAATGCTGATAACAGGTTGGTTTTTGATTTCCGTGATCCAGTACAAAAGCGTAATGCCTATCTAGCCCAGCAGATGCTAGAAACCATGATTGGTAAAAAAATATCCAACAAGATGGCACAGGATGCGGACTTGGCTATTGATATCTTAAACGAGGGTATGGACGTAGCAAGCAAGAAGCTACCTTACAACTTTTCAAAAGCTAAACGAATCGTTGACATTGAAAATGAACTACGAGTCGGTTACATTGATGAGCAAGGTGTGTTCCAAAGCACAGGCGGTGTTGAACTAGACGCAATTAAGAACCGTGCCGCAAGCTTTGACAAAATTATGCAAACCAATAAGGATGCACAAGTCGAATATGAAGCTATTCGTAAGCGGGTTGATGTAACATCCGGTGTACTTGGGATTGCACAAAAGAAAGAGTTGGATGCAATCAACGAAACGATTGGCCAGCTTTCACAAAACACAAAGTTAATAAACAACCCCAAAGCCTTCTATTCAGAGTTCTTTGAAAACGCCACCCCAGAAAGCTACAATAACACAGTAGCTGAATTTGTAGCACAGAGTGGCGGCAAACTGACAGAAGACCAAGTACGCGAAAGCATGAAGTATATGTATCTGCGTGGTATCTTTGAACGTGGTGGTGTGCAGACAGGTTTGGATGCCCCATCGGGTCGGTTGCGTGGTGACGTAACAAAGATCAATACGTTTATCGATGACGTATCTGATCCACGTCGTGCAGAGGTTATGACAGCAGTGCTAGGTAAAGATCATGTAGATCAATTGAAACGTATCGCACGTTGGTCTAGCTACAGCATGGGGGATGCCTTAGACTTCCGTGCAGGTCGGGCAACAAAGGGTATGTCACTAGACTCTGTATTCTCTCGCGTGTTTAATATTGCACGAGGTATGGTTAGCCCACTTTATGTCGGTACTGAAGCAGCTACCCGCATGATGCTAGAAAACAAACAGAACTTAATCAACTTGGCTCTTAGTGACAGACAAGCTGCAGAGTTTATGGCAAACGTTTTAACTAATCCAGAACGTCTGACTGAGTTGGACATCGAAACATTTGGCTTACGTGTACAGAACTATCTTGCACGAGCCGCAGCAGAGGGAGCAGTTAAGATTCCATCTGTACAAGAAAGATATGGTATTACTGAGGAGAAAAATGATGAAACAGTACAATAACGGCCCACGCAAGGGTATGATGTATGGCGGTGCAACCCGTCGCAAACCTATGATGTACGGCGGCACAGCAACCAAGCCCCCTAAGAAAGCACAGATGGGCGGCATGATGTCGGCTCCAGAGCCACTATTTAAACCAGCGATGGGTATGCCAAAGCCTGACAGAGCCATGATGGGTATGGCAAAAGGGGGACTTGCCGGAGGTATTAAAGCTACAAAGAAGAAGGAGAAAACAGATAGACAGCTATTGGCTGAATCAGATCCTACAAGAAAAACTCCGTTTGGTATGTTGAGTGTGAAGGCGGGAATGGACAAAAACCCAAACCCAACTCAAGCAGATAGAATTGCTGGAGCTAAGATGAGGAAAAAGCGTGGCTAGGAAAGTTGTTCGTGCCCCAGAGGGCTATCACTGGATGAAGCAGGGCAAGCAGTTTGTCCTGATGAAAAACCCCAAAGACGGGTATAAGCGTCATCGGGGTTCGTTCTTGAATGCACGATTCGAAATAATTAAGGAACACAAAAAGAAAAAGTAACCTCAGATATAGGTGCGGGATTTCTCCATCATTTCATCACCCATCGATCTGAGGTATCTTAACAGGGATGCTATTGAGTGTGCACCTTCATACTCTGGCATCCCTTTATTCATTGTGGATTCAAACTCACTGGGCGGTACACCATCCCACACAAGTTCTACGTTTCCATCCTGATTCAAGTATGCCGTAAATTGAAATAGGTTTGCTTTATGCTGCTTCTTTGCCATTGACAGTCTCTAGTTCTTGTATTGCTAGGTTGTAACAGTCAGCTTTGAAAACAAAGCCGTTGGCAGGATCAACGTCACCCACCTGATATTTGATTGCCTTCTTGTAATAATCTGCTTTAGGTATTTCCCCAAGTATCCACGCCTTACTGTGGTCTGTAAGGATGCGGACAAAGACATAACTATCACAGTCCTGTTTCGTACCGTGTGCCGCCACAGAACAATCGTAGTTAGGTGAAGGGGTTGTGTTGCACCGCTTAGTCTTTACGTCAACACGTCGGTTTCCTACCATCAGGTCGTAGTCCTTGCTGTTGGCTTCGATACCGCCAGTATAATCCTGTACAACAATTTCACCAATAGCACCGACAACGTTAGACAAGCTACCAGTTATGCTGCCCTGTAGATTGCCTACAGTGGCAGCTTTCTTTTTGGCACGGCGAATAATCTCAGGTGTTATTTTTACTTGGATCATAGATACCCTCTTTTGGTAGGAAGACCATAACAAACGAACCACAGCTAGGGCAACTCAAATTTGTTTCCATGCAGTATTCTTCGTCTTCTTCAGCGATGTCATGGTCTGCACCCCATATCAACTCGTGTTTACAATGCCAGCAGTTCAATTGCTTTCTCCTTGCTTATCTTAAACCATTCACCACGACGATCAACAGATTCAGTTTCGAATCTATCTAACAAGTTGGTTTCAGCCGCATGTCTGTCGTCTGTCTTTATAGATTTAATTATTATGTAATCTCTGAAGGGAGAGGATGTCTGATAGTTTGATAACCTGTCGGTTGCAATTGCCGCCTTACCCACCTTTACCCACTCAGGCCACGCTGGGTTCATAATCAAGTACACTTCCCCTTCAGATGTCTTTTCAATATCACTATGTGACCAAGCATCATCTAGGGATTTGTACTTTCCCGGCTTATGCAGGGGACTTTTTTTGGATATTTCTTTACCATTTACATACATCCGCAAGGAATCCCGACGCTTCACAGCATCAGGATTGTCCTTGTAGTACATAGGCTTTCCCGTGTACGGGTTTGGATCGAAGCGATTAGACATAATTATGCCGCGTTCAAGTCCACTACTTCACACACGCCAGCAGTACAAGCCAATTCGCGGGAACCACTGGTGTTATCTTCCTTCTCAAAATCTGTAAGTTTGTTCCAGTCAATAACTACATCTTCATACATCTTCTTCCATTCCAAGTATTCATCTGGTTCGATGTCCTGATATGGGGCTTGCTGATAGGTATGATCACTGTGCGGCAGGAAAGATACGCCCGATGCCACGTCAAAGTTTTCGTATACCCACGCACCGACTTCCATCCACTCGTGCTCTTTAACAGACACGGTGATAGATGGCTTGTGCTCACACCAGTGAATCGCATACGTCTTCCACAGTTCTAACTGTTCGATAGCTGTTGTCTGTGTGCGAGTCACGGCACCATCAGGCGATTTCATAGGAAACGAAAACACAGTGACGCTATCCGGCTTCATCATGTCTCTTTCATTGTATAAGCCCTGCTCAATCAAAAACTGTGTCAATGGGTCTTTGTTGTCCCCACGAACCGTACGAATAAAATAATCGTTGTGCCGTGCATGAATACCACTAGCTGCGTCCACGAGTTGAGATACAGTACCCGATGGCTTTACACAGGTGATTGCTGCACTCTGAGGTATTCCAAGCATGTTCGCAAACTTCTTGTTGGTATCTACGGCTACCTGACGCATTTCTTCTAGCCAACGCTTGCTGTCTACGTTCTTTGAAAGCACGGGATGATCCATGATACCAGTCAAGGATACGCCTAACAAACGCTCTTCCTCTGTGTTGTCTTTCCATACCTTCCTCAAATATTTAAAGTCTGTCAAGGTAGACTGAAGGGTTCCAAGAATTGTAGCTAAACGAACCTTGCGATTCAAGTCATCCAATGAGTCAGTTTCACGAACTACCACCTCTGACAGATTACAAAACTGATAGCCCCGCAAGATAATCTCTGAACACGGGTTCGTTCCCCACATGTGGCCTTGCTCACGGCGTCCGTTACGGCTTACTTGCTTGTCTGCCGCCTCACGGTTGAACATACCACGCTCCCCAGACTTACTGTCATACAGCGCAAGCCATTCACGCATGAACGTACCCATCTCAGGCTTCTGCTTGTAGGCTACAGAGTTGTTTGCCAACGCACGTTGCGGCTCTGTCTCCCACCACATGCCTGACTTGGCGTGTGCCATCTGATCGTCATTTAAGTTAGATAGGCTAATCAAGGCAGAGCGACGAACGCCACCTACAACTACAACCTCACCTATCTTACACATGATGTCGTGACATTCAATAGGAAACAACCGACGCCCTTTAGCTTTCTTGAATACACTAACAGTGAAATCAAATAAGTCTAATAGAGGTTGTGGGCCGGATGCACGTCCCCCCATAACTTTAAGACGGGCACCAGCTTCTCGTATAGCAGACACGTCCCACGTAGGAATTTGTCCGGCGTATAGTAGCGCGATTAGTTCACGCAAAGCTTTTGCCCATCCCGGCTTACTATCGGCTACTGAAATAACGATGTCAGAACTACCAAAATTATCGGATATAATAGGAAGTCTATCCACATTTTCTCTCTCCACACTAAAACCAACACCAGTACCACACATTAATATGTACATACATTCGTCGAAAGCACGAGGACTGTCAACAGGAATATAGCTACAATTATATCCACAGATATTGTCACGGGCCAACGCTGTTCCTGCTGTCATCATTGCCCTCATAGACGGCATGACATCAAGACTCAAGATACCTTCACGTAACTCGTCGGTTACCTTCTTATCTAGCTTGACATTGCACTTGCCTTGAATCTGATTCTCCATGAAACCGACGTATCGGTCTACAGTTTCATCCCAATTCTCTCTACGTTGTTCATCATCAAGCCATCGTGCATACCGTGACTTGTGAATAAATTGTTGATATGGTGTTGGTAACATGTTGCTCATGTTTTATTCTCCCTTTGTTTCGATAAGTTTGTTGAGGTACCACTGCGCTTTTTTAAGGTCTTCAATTCCATTCTTATACCTGTATCGCCAGAGGTATTTAATAATGTTTCCTTGTAAGTAGTATTCGAATCCATCGTCTGTCGCCGCCGCGATTGCTTCAATGCACTCGACACCTGCCTGATTGTAGTGTGCCGGACTATTGACGACATCTACGTTACCATATGCTTCTTTACCAGCACGTTCCTGCTCCTCTTCTCTTAGCCTACGTACCATATATTGTTCATACCTACTCATTGTTCTGATCCAAAGTCTACTCTGATTACATTATCTTTAACTAATTTAGTTACTTTAGGGTCATCCACCCCTTCTTCGTCAATAATTTCTTGACCAGTTAAACGAAACTTAACTGCCGCTATGCCTTGATCGTACAGTTCATCTGTATGATACCTGATCATATCAAGCGCACCTTCTTGTATCAACATAGCAGGGCTGAAGTCTTCATCGTCTTCATAATTCTTGCCAGTTGTGTCATAAGCTGACAGAGTAAACTCACCATCCCCTGTTGCCCTGAGTATGATGTAGTATCTGTCGGGTAGAAGCGATGCCGCTTCCATAGTCCGATGATATTCGTCGTTGCTCATTTCTTATACCAATCTGTGGGTATTGAACCTTCTGCCCACTCAAATCCATGTCGTTCACACCAAGAAGCATACGATGTCTTGCTGCCTTTGTAAATCTTATTCGACGCCCTAACGAATACAAAACGAATGTCTAATTTAGGATGTTGTTTTTTTACAAGTAGCATCTTTACCCTATCGTCTTTAGTCAAGTGACCCTTTGCTTCAACGTATATGTCGCTTTCAGGAAGATAGAAATCAGGTGTATAGTTACGAGGTTCGGGAATGTATTGAAACTTAGAATTTTCATATTCAAAAGGAACTTTGTTATCTGTAAGTATTCTAGCTAAATTAAGTTCAAACTGTGACCTATACCCTGCTTTTTTCAAAACTCTAATCCTATCGACTGAAACCTTTTTATCAAGTACCCTGCCAGTTTTGGGGATAGTCTTTCGATGTTGGTAAGTTCTGTTGTTAAAGGGTGCATCGGCACACATACATAAGCCCCACTATGTGCTGTTCTACTTATATTCTGTAATTGTTCCTCTACAGTTCGCATGTCTCTGACTTCTGTTTCAGCTTGAAGTGAGCCTTTTTTGCTGTAGTTATTAACAAGGGTGAGGGGTAGCCCGTTTTCATGCAAACGCATCTGGGCCACCCGACGTTCTCCCCCAGACTTGGAAACCGATTCGATATAGATATGATACAAGCTTTTATTCATGTTCATCAGATCTACCTCGTAGTTTTTTACAAACAAGTACGGCATCACACTTCTTTCTTCTTCAGTGTAGCGTACCAAACTTGCGGCGGATTCTTAGCCCGTGACGTAACACGATCATGCAATACTGCGTTAGGCCAGCAGTGATATCTGTAACCACACAGGTTGCATTCCTTTGGTAGTAGTTTGTTTCCAGTATCTACAATCTCGCCATCTTTCTTGTACGTTTCAGGTACAGCCTTATATGGTTTGAATGGCTTTACGTCCGGATTGTTAAGAAACTTGATACGCTCTGCCGCATCCTTTAGATACGCTTCTTTGTCATCTTGTGACCAATCTGGAACCTCAACGATAGCAACCTGACCGTTGGATTTGTTTACGACAATCCATCCGCCAAACGGCATGTCAGTAGCTTCAGAATACAGGAACCCCTGCATAAGATAACCAAAGGGATCATCTTCCTTTAGTTTTTCATATCCACCTAGCCCTGTGAACTTGTAGTTGAATGCCCAATCACTGGCTGACTTGACATCCCAAACTTTCTCAACGCCCGTTTCATCACGAATGATAACGTCAAGGGTTCCGCTTACAACCTCGTTACCAATCTTCAATTCGACAGGACGCTGGTAGTCAACGATGTCTACACCAGCCTCTTTCATAATCAGCATAATGATAGATTCGGTTAGGTCACCAAACATAAACCTGAACAGGGTATTGTACTCCATCTCTTCCTTGATGCCCTGCTTATCCAACACCTGCTGGCAAAGCGGACGGCCCAAGCCCGACATACGAATACGATAACCCCCCCGTTCAGTTGTAAGTTGTTTAACTACAGAATCACTGCATTCCTTTTGAAAGGCAGAAAGAGTCTCAGGGGAGACAGTAGTTTCCCCCCTGAGAGCCTTAGTCATGTAGTCTTGTATTCTAAGCAGCGTTAGCATCGTCGAAGTCCGCCGCCAGATCAATGTCATCATCATCAGCGATCAACTTTACAGCTTCACGATGCTGATTCATAACATTCTCATTGTGGCCTTTTACAGTCTCTGCAAACATGCCCATGAGTTCCTTATCCTGATCTGTTATATCGACTTCCTTCTCCAGTGTTGGTACAGGAGTCCAGAAAGTTACGCTGCCGTTTTTATGACGGTGTGTAGTAAGGGAGATCTCACACTTCTGCATAAGCTTCTTCTGCTTAGACAAGCCGCCGATAAAATCGTTGATGGGTTTAAAACCGGAACGCTTAAAGTAAGCGACTACTGCTTGATCTTCAATCTTCACGGCTGTACCGTCTGCTGTTTTAAACTCACCAGATATCTTTCCATAAAGAACCTGATTACAAACAACGGCACGAGAGTTCAGGTAGGCAATGTCGTCTTTTGGTAGACGATCTTCTTCTTCACGGGTCAAGCGACCACACTTGTTGCCACCAGTTGTGTCTGGGAACATACCAGACAGAGTTGGTTTCTGTACAGACTTAGATGAGAAGGTGCCGCTTTCCTGATCCCATACACTGTACTCAAAGGTACGAAGAATAGGGCGGAAAGATACCTTATTGGCATAAATAAACCGACCATCTAAGTACATCTTCCAATCACCACGAGGCAAGGTCTGACCATCTTCAGTTTCTGCATCATAGTTGATGTTTAAGCGAGGCAAACCGACTTGACGGTTGGTATTACCGCCCTGACCACTTGCTTCCATTAAAGCTTCAGCATCATCATTATTAAATGCTGAAACGATTGCGTCCATATCGTCAATATTCATTACGTCTGTCCCTGTATTCATGATAGATCATGCTCCTTTTTTTAGGGTTGTAGATAGATATTACAGTTCTATTTCTTTTGAGTCAAGCCAATTTTTACCTATTTTTAATTCAATCCCGACAGGCATATCGTACTCGACACCATACCGATTAGCTGTTTCTTCAGGTAAACTCTGCATAGCATAGGCTAATAGATTGATGCAAGCCTCTTTTTCATCTGGGTGCACATCAAGCACAATCGAGTCGTGCACTGTGTTACAAATTACAGAATTTAGATTTCTTGATCGCATCATTTTATCTAGACGAACCAGAGCGGCTGGCAACAAGTCGGCTGTTGCAAACCCCTGCACCGGATAGTTACAGATAGCTGTACGGTTTGTGGCTGTACCCCACTCAGTCCAACGTGCAGACGGAAATGCGTACTGTCTACCGCTTGGTAAGGTAATTACTTTGGTTCGCACTGCTTCTTTCTGCAATTCCTTATGCCACTCAGTGACGCCCTCATACTTTTCCTTGAAAGCACGGTAATAGCGTTGCTGGTTTTCTGTGCCGCTGACACCACCGTACAAAGGCTTGAACGTGTGCGCCTTCGCTTCTTGACGTGTGCATCCGATAACACTTGCAGTATAGCTGTGAACATCTGTACCTTCTTTCACATCGATGTAGGCCTGTGAATCTTTAGACAAGAAACCAGCCACCCTAAATTCTAGTTGCGAGTAATCCCCTTCAAGTATAAAGCCACCCTTGAAGCGGCTCTCGACAACCTTCCGTATAGCGAAGGTATTTCCACGCGGCATATTCTGAAAGTTAGGATTGCGAGACGAAAGACGGCCCGTCGCCGTAATACACTGCATGAATTCTGGATGGATGAAATTATTCGCGTCAACATTATTCTTCATTCCTTCTACAAAAGTTGACAAGTAAGTACGCAAAGCACTGTAACGCACATAGGCTACAACAAATTCGTGAGCGTCACCAGACAAGTCGGTTTGTCGGTTTTCTAAGGTAACCTTGTCGGTTTTGAAACCAGCCGCCGCCGTGTCCATCGGGTCACGAGGTATCAGCTTGAATCCGGCTACCTCTCGTGTAGGTATGTAAAGCACACCAGCCCCGCTACACTTCCTACAGACACGCACGGCCTTTCCTATTGTGCCATCTTTCTTGCGTGGATGAAACCGACCTTCACCCTTACACTCATCACATTGCTGGCCCCGTGTCTTGTGCACAACCTCTGTCATGTTCTTCACGGCAGACTTGAACTCGCCACGCTTCATCCGTGTACGCATCTTAGGCTTCATTGTATTGCCGCGCATCTCATGTCCCAAGTTGAATATGCGTGACCACGTTTTCTTATCTTTAACACGCCGTGAATAGAGCAACACGCTCCTGTCATCGGGGCTAGACAGGTTGATAGGGGTATCCCCCATAGCATCCCGTGCAAGGCGTTCTAGGCGAACCTCAAGTTCGTCCATTTCCTGTTGGTATTCCTGTCGGATATCTTCTAAGGTATCTAAATTAATCTTCAGGCCGTTCCGCTCCATACGAGCCAGAACGTCTGTCATCTCAAGCGACAGTCTCAAGGTTGGTAGTAAAGTCCGATGCATTGTATAGTTCCTCAAAGGTAGTGCCAAAGGCTTCAAGCTGTTTAACTGCAATTTCTTCTGTAGCTAGTACGTCAGCTTTACCGTACTCCTCTACTATCTCCCACGGTATGTCGTAGAAGGTCTTACCGCTTTTAAGATACGGCTCCACAAGGTCTTTCTCCTTGCGGGTAACGTCATACTTTTCTGCAAGAGAAGCAAGTCCAAGAGGCCAACGCTGGGCTTTCGATAGGACATATTCCGCCACCATCGTATCAAAGATATAACCGTCATAAACAAACCCGCACTCCCGTATCCACGATAAGTCAAACTTGATGTTTTGTCCCACAACTACATCGGCTTCGTCAAGTGCCTCTTGGAATAGTTCTGGGGCAAAATCATAAGCTTCCTTGTCTGCGTGATGATAGCAGTGGTAATGTATGTAGGGTGAAGACAAACGCTTGTACCCAATAGATACGAGTCGGTTTCCAAAGTATGGCAGGGCGGTAGTGCCGCCGCTATCCTTGTGTATGTGGGTTGTTTCCACGTCAAAGGTCATAATATTCATTAGTAGTATATTCCTCGTTCGATATCGATTTGTCCGTTGATCATGCCGTGCCAACCATTCAGCTTATTCTTCGATATGCAAATGTGACGTACAGTATTTTCTACCTCACTAGATCCTGTCTTGCCAATACCAATAATTATGTCAGCCTCACCCGCCTTACCTGTGCGTGAGTTGTCCAACATCGAATAGTCAATCCACTGCCTGTCGTGTGCTTCATAGTTTGCCTGACTAACAGCCCACACTAAGGTCTTGTTTCTTTTAGCTATTTCCCGTGCGAATACATAGGTTTCCTTCAAGCGTTCATCCCCACGATTGAACTCACCAGCAATACGAAACTTATCTAGCTGGTCACAGAACATAACGTCTGGTTTGTTTAGCTTAGCATACTCATCGACTTCTTCAACCGACGTGCCAACTGAATCCATGATAGTAAGCAACGGGGCAATCTCATCGGCGTACTTAACCGACAGGCTGACCCTATCCCTGACCATCTCTTCCCGTGTCAAACCAAAGTACGACTGGATTATACGCAACTTAATCTTTGGTGCAGGTTCTTCGTTTGCCCAATACACAACCTTGAATCCCTGCTTAATGTAAGATGCAGCAAGGAAGCAACAGAACGTTGTCTTGCCAACTTCTGGACGGGCAAACAAAATACCCAAGTTGCCACGATCCAATCCGCCAACGTTCTCACTGATCAGATCGTAAGTAAAAGGGAAGTCGGGATCACCAGCCTCATCATTTAGCAGGGTATCCAAGTCATCCTCGACCTTTGTATAGGTAGTCTTGTCACTGATACGTCCGTCCTCTACAGTCTCAATAAGGCGGCGTAACTCGCCAAACTCCTCGCTGTCCCCTGTAAAGATTTCGATAGCCTTTTCACCTATCTGCCGCGCACGATCACGTAACCAGAAATTGTGTACCAAGTCTAGGTGCAAGTCCCCGTTGTCAGCGTTACCGACATCTAGGGTTGCAATAGTTTCTTGTACTTTGTTCCGTGTCGCTTCTGGCATAGCAGGGTTGCGGTCATTGAACAAGGTAGCTAACTCGTTGATAGTTAAGTCTTTTCCGTACTTGGTATGTGAATAGGTTAACGTGTCAAATATGTCACGCATCTCTTTTTCAAACATAGTTCTGTCGATGATGTTTTTAACGCGACCAAAGAAGTCAACGTTGAGACAGAAACCAAGTATCTGCTTATCTATCGATATAGGATCGTATGAACTCATCTCGTTCCTCGTTGTTTAGGTTTTTCAAATCACGATCAAGTACCATTAATCGCGTCGGTATTTTTCTACATAGAATCTTTACCATGTCAAGTGCCTTGTCGGTTGCATCCTTGTCGAGTGCAACAAACGCACGATCAAATTTGGTAATTACGTCTATATGTGCATCCAAAAGGTTTGTGCCTAATAAGGCTAACCCCGCGACATTACATGAAACACTGCAAGCAGAAGCGCAATCTTCCACAATTGCCACACACCTTCCTGTACCACATACGAAAGGTTGCTGGCTATTTCCATAACGATACCACTTTGCCCCTCTCCCGTCTAATGAACGACCAACCGCATCGACTACTTTGCCTTCATGTTTGACAAGATAGGCGACACGGTTACGTTTGAAATCGTACCGTATATCTGCACGACCAGACAAATACGCATCATAGGCATGTACAGATCTTACATAAAGTTCGGCATCCAAGTTTCTGGAAAGACTGGTAAATGTATCAGGAATAACAAACTTATCCGGTGCGGCAGGTGCAACACTGAGTGTCGGTTTCTTGATTGCAATCTTTGCAAAATCTTTAGATAGGGTTATACCTGTCCGTCCAGACACGTTACAGTCCGCATGAAAGCAGAACCACATACGTTGCAATCCGTCATCGGTTACGCTAAATGTATTCGGCTTATCACACACAGGGCAGTCCGACCGATAGCGTCCCAATGGCTGGATGTCCAGCGATTCAACATAACCTTTTAGCCAGTTCGGTGATTTCATGTCACAAGGAATAATCGATACAACAAACCTTGTCAACTGCATTTTTTTGGTTGACAGGACTTGACACACCGTGCTACCTATCTATTTAACCTACCCTATGGGGATAACCTATTATGAAAATTAATAATAAAATCAACCCTATAGCTAAATCCCTACGGGATAAACAATATAACAAGCAGGTTATACCAAGTAAAAAGAAAAGTAAATTGAATAAACTATCTGAAAAGGAAGCACGGGATGCCAAGACCCAACAAGATTCTTGAACCCACCAAAACATACAACCTGATGTTAAAGCAGGTTCAGTATGATAAGCTTGCAACGGCGGCTGAACAAATGCAAAAAAAATCAATCGAACAAGTTGCGGTAGCTGATTTGATAAGGGAAGCTATCGACATTTACATTGAAGCGTGGGAGGACGAGGATGTCGCTGAAGACGAAGAAGCTTGAAATAGAGATTGTCGAACGGCCTGACTACAAGTGGGCTTTGATTGTTCCGGCATCGTCCGTTCGTATGGGCGAGACAAGTCGTGAACTTGTCAAATCAAAAGACTGTGTAGACTATTTGCGGCACGTTATGCTTTTTGTCGGAAAAAGTCGATATGAATGCAAAAAGTGGCTTGACACTAACAAACAAGCGGTGTTAAGACTGGGGATACCTTACGAGGTTTCGTGAGGTTGTTTCGTTCGTTGGTTGGGGAGCGGGGCTGGATTAATTTCTGGCCCCGTTTCTTTTTTTGTTGACAAGGTATTTGGTTATCGATATTGATTATGTATCGTTAATCAATGAAGGGAACGAACGATGGCTAAGAAGTTACAAAACATGACAGCAGATGAACGCATAGCCTACTGGCACAATCGACAGGAAAAGG